TTTCTTCATACAAAGTTGTTGAAATTCAAGCAGTCCTTGAGTGTAATGTATTGAACATTGGTCATGAACAGGAGTTGCAACAAATATAGAATAAGGTGCTGTATCTAATTTTAATTTAAATTGTTGTGTTTGTTCGGTGTCCGTTTTCCAAAGTGGTGTAACTGCAGCAACTTGATCCGGAATCTTAGGTCTAGGCTTTATGCTCACTAAGTGCTCCTCTCAAAAAACCTTCCCACTCTGCACCCTTCTTTTGCCAATTGTAAAATCTTTTATAGAACTTTTGCTGTTCTTCTAAATGTTGTTGTATGTGATCCTCATGTAAATATTGTGAAGCTACTATGATAGCCGCTGCTGTATCTTTAGCCATCTGAAGGTAATTATCTGAGTAGCTGACATATACAGGCCACTCAGCACATGTTTCATATAAAGCTCCGTAGTTGTTAGTAATTACATGTACCCCTGCAGACAATGCCTCAAGTGCTGAAGCACAAAAGGTTTCTTCAAATATACTTGGATAAACGTACAAATCGTAGTCTGTCATATGCTCAAGAATATATTCATTTGATTTGTAACCAATATAATTCACATTTGGTAATTTTTCTGCTTGTTCATAAAGTGGTTTGAATTGGTCATCGTTGTTCTTTTTAAAATCATCACCATAAACCTGTGTAGAACTATACACATCTAAAGTAATATTTGGATCAGTAATATCTTGCATTGCTCTTAGCACTACATTTAAACCTCTCCAAGGTGTATTGTGATGTAAAATTTTTATCGGATCACCCTTTTTATAAATTTTACGTTGAGGAAAACTTGTACAACCATTCTTTATAACAACAGATTTATCTGCTGGTATATCAAAAAAATATCTAAACTTTTCATAATTCCAATGACTATTAAATACATACCAATCATAATCATTATGATTTTTTTTATTACCAAAGAACTCTTGAAGGTTTGGTTGGTCGTATGAATTCTTTTGCCAAAGAATATTTATTTTACTTGCATCGATAGGAATTTTGCCTGGTATCGATGTACATATCTGAAATTGATCTAACAAATCCTTTGGAACATGTTTGTTTAACATCTCCAACTGAAGTTCAGTTGCGCCTCTAGGTTTCATTATTTTTTAGTTTTGCCTTGCAGTGTAAGCTTAGCTACAGTTATCTCCAAGTCTTGTCTGAAATCATCAGAAGTAGTATCAGTATTGGGATCAGCAACATCAGCATCAAAAGCAGCTTTATCAGCATATACTTGTCCCGTCCTTTTATGTTTTATGATTTCTTTTGCTTCTGCAGGAATTTTAGGTAATTCTGCCATTGTTCCTCCGTTATGTTTTCTGGTTTAACACTTGTTATTTTATTTACTTTTTCATTGCTACCTTTACTTTCTACAGTATCTCCACTGGAAAGTAAATTAGCAAATTCCTCATCAATAGATCTATTCAACTCTACACAAAGACCCATCATCATATTTAAAAAATGCTTTTTATTAGCATTTTCTATTTGTATATAACCGACCTTATTTATCTTGGCTATCTCTTCATCATTGAAAGCAAAATATATACTAGTTTTATCACCTTTAATTTTCATTGTCCTCCTGTGTAACATAATTAAAATTTATCACCACCCTTTGTTTTGTATTTGTTTGAGATACAGATGAGTGTTTAAGATTACTATCAAATATAACAATTCTATTAGCAACTGAAGGCACAGTTTTATTATCGAATTGTGTGTATCCGTTGTTCGTGTTCACGTAGAATATAGCTGTTTTTATATTTTTAAAATCTATATGTGGCACAGACTTAAGTTGTTTTTCTGTTCTTGTGATAAGATTTGCTTTTATTCTTTTTAACATAAACATATTAAGTTTATTTAATATTGGAAACATAAGTGGTGCAAAATTTGAAACAAATGTGCAGTCCTTGTATAGCCCGTGTATAAACTGAAACCTGTCATCACCACGTTCAGATATTGCATCATTATAAAACCACGGAAACTCTTCTCCTAAAAATGTTTCTGCAATAGGTTTGAATTCCTGGTCATTAAGAAAGTTGTCTATAATTTTCATACGTCAATAAAACCTATATCAAAAGCCACAGATATTCTAGGTGTTTCAGTTAAGTTAGGTTTAACCCAATGTTTTAAATAGGATGGAAACAAAATAAAGTCATTAGGCTTAGGTTCAATTTCATATTCATTTGTAAAGTCGTCATCAAAATATTGATCTAGTTGGCTCACTGGTACAAAGTCATCTCTACCCTTAAATACTAAATTACCAGAACCCTTACCACATTGAACATACCATATACCAGAAAATTTATTTTGATAATTATAATGCATGTGCTCTATATTAAAATGATTTTTCATATTCATATTAATCCAAAATCCGTTTAAAGTTATTTTAAATTGTTTCTTTTTTTGTAAGGAATCAATATACTTTGCACATTCTTCTAATATTTTTATTGATAGTTTCTCATTAACTTTTGCATCGTACTTATTAGTTTGCAACCCACCTTGGTTACTTTCAATTCTAAAATTTTTTGTGTGAATACAATCATTAATCATTGTCATGATTGACTTTTTTAATATAGGTTCTTCTATCTTTCCCTTGTAGATTGATGTTTTAAGTATGTTTTGAATCACTAACGTCCTTGTCTAGCGTATTTCTTAAAATCTCTTTTTTCATTTTTGTTTAATCGTTTCTTGTGACGTCCTGGACGCTTCTTAGGTTTTGGTCTAGGTACGAAGTGAGTAAATTTTTGTTTAGCCATTTTCTTGAGATCTGTCTATCAAAGCGTAACTTATTAAACCAGATATTTCATTAGCTGTATCTGCTTGCATCTTAAGAACATCACTAGCTTCTAAATTTATTGTTGCTAATGCAAAATTAAAAGTTTCTTTATTTAGTTGTTTGTGTGCAACTTGTACATCTGAAGCAGCACCAGATTTTCTAATGAGTAGATCGGTGTCCACATTACTTGCTGTGTTATGAACAGCTTCAATGTTTTTAACTAATATTGTTGCATCAGCAGGACATGTTAATACAGTCGTAATATTAGTGGTTGTTAAATCAAAGGTATCGCTTTTGTATCTAATTGTCATGATATAAACCAATTAAAAGTAGCTTGTTCATTTTTAATTTCTTCTTGATAAGAAGTGTTTAATTTATCTTTCATTGTTTGTAAAGATTGTGAAACCTGTCTTTGGTTTTCTTCAGTATAAACTGGTGTAGGTTCAGGTATTTGCACATCAATTCTAGCCATTATCTTCTTCCATCAGGTTGTATATCAGCTCTAAAAGTACCATATCTCCAGTTTTGATCTGTTGAAAGATTTGCAACTTTTACATTTGCAAAACGTGATCTAGCTCTTGTGTCCACTTTATTAGTAGAACTATTTATTGTAAATGGACCAAGTGGAGATGACGATGCAGTGTTGGATGGGTAGTCTCTCAAATTTATTGTTATCTGAGCATCTCCAGTTAATAATTTAAAGTCAGGAACAAATCTTCTTATTGACATAAAGAATTGACCATTACCTTCTATATCTAAATCAAAATCTCCTGACTGTATAAAAGCTGGTATAGCTGTTTTGTTACCTGCAGAATCAACTTGATTATTTCCTACTTCATGTTCGTAATATGTTGACGCACCATTTTGTGTTGTTACACCTTGAATAGTTGGGAAACTTGGTGTCGCTGTTGCAGAATATTCAGTTGCATAAGGCTCATCATACAAAGTAGCATCGTGCCAAGACGTTCTTGATAATGATCCAGTTGTCCATAGTCCTTCTGCATAGTTATAAGTTACAACTCTATCAATTCGATCAGAGCCATCTTTACAGTAAAACCAATTGATTTCTTCGTACAGGTGATTTAAACCTGCGTATACTTGTTCTCCAGCAGTGTAGTTTATACCTAAATTGTCTCCTTTACTTGTGAATACAAAGTCTTCAACTAAACACGGCACATTCTTAACTGTACCATCATAAACAAAAAAC